GTCCAGGGCCATTCCCGCCACGGTTAACATGCCTTCCACCGCCTCCTCCAGCGCAATTCAACTGACCACTGACCCCAACAGTGGTCGCACCCGTCAGAACGGATCCCCCTTGGCCGGGGGCAGAAAACCCGCCCGCACAACCACCACCAGACCCACCAACCGAGGTGGTTCCAAACTTTCCGCCATAAGCAGTGGCAAGAGAGCCGAAAGTAGAATCACTCCCATCTGCCCCAGCCCCACCTCCAGCGCCAATGGTAATGGAATACGAGGCCCCAGCGGTAACAGGCAGAGGTTGAGATAAGACTTGACCACCACCACCGCCACCACCAGTGGAAGTAGAGGCAGCATTCCCACCACCACCTCCACCCACGAGAACGAGCCAAATAGCCGTCACCCCAGCGGGAGCAGTCCAGGTTCCATTGGAGGTGAATTCTTGAGACTTGTTAAAAGAAGGAATGTAGCTCATGGCTTAGATGATGTCCCAGTTGGTTCCGTTGGAAACCATTGTTAAAGAATTGTACTGAGAACTGATGGTTCTAGTCGTAGACCCATCAATTGTCTGAGAAGAGGTAGTAGCAATTGTAACGGCGTTAATGCTGGAGTCGATCTTCTTGACCGACACCATCTTCCCAGTATTCCCGACAGCGGTGTAGAGAGTGATCGTAACAGCGCCGGAAGTACAGTCTGTCCTGACAAGAACGTCATCCCCATCTCCAGTCGAGACCCCATAATTGGAAGTCTTCGTGGTGACAGACATGACGTTGGAAGCAGCGGCTGCCCACTGGATCCCGGTTCCCGTAGACTGCAACACTTGACCGCTAGAGCCAACGCCGCCGCCAGCCGTCAGCGTCCCGGTAATCACCGGAGAAGCGAGAGTGGGGGAGGTGCCGAAGACAAGAGCGCCGCTTCCTGTTTCGTCAGTGACAGCAGCAGCGAGGTTGGCGCTAGAAGGAGTAGCCAGGAAAGTGGCTACGTTCGCCCCAAGACCGGATACCCCTGTGGAGATCGGAAGGCCAGTGCAGTTCGTAAGAGTCCCTGCAGATGGGGTTCCGATATTAGGGGCAGTGAGGGTCTTGTTGGTGAGAGTCTGGGATCCCGTGAGCGTTGCAACCGTGCTGTCGATTGCAATCGTTACCGGCGCTGAACCGTTATAGGAGGTTCCGCTCAACCCGGTGCCGATGGTCAGAGCGTTGGAGACAGCCGCAGTGATCGTACCGGACCCTCCCAGGGAAATCGCAGTGCCGTTAACAGTTATCTGAGAATTGACGAGAGAGGCGTTCGCAATGTTCGACAGCGTATTGGAAGAGCCGTTGATCGTCTTGTTCGTGAGAGTGTCTGTCGTGGCGCGACCGACGAGAGTGTCGGTAGCAGCAGGCAGGGTCAGGGTGCCGGAAGCAATTGCCGTAGGGCTGAGGGTCGTGGATCCAGAGGTAGCACCGTTCAGTACAGCCCCGGTGGATTCGATAAGGCTCGTCAGCCTGAGCGCCGTAAGGACTTCCTTGACCGCAGCACCAGACCCAGCGCCGTCGAGATAGACAATACTGGAGTACCCGGCCTTGACCGTCACCGTGCTGCCAGAACCTTGAGAGATGATGACGCTCTGGTTCGTATTGTTCTGAACGAAGTAGTGCTTCTTAGCAGTGTTCGGGGTGACAGAGACAGTGTTCGTGCCGGAGGGAGATCCCGTAAAGATCAGGACCTTGTTCCGGCCATCCCCCGCAGCGCCGTCAGGAATATTGAGAGTCCCCGTGGTTCCCGTCAGGGACACGGAGATCGAACCGTCAATCGCTGTATCGAACAGATCGAAGTTGGTGTTCGTCGTAGTACCCCATGTACCCGTTTCATCACCGTTGGCGATCTTCTTGATTCGGTTGTTTGAGGTGTAGGTAGGGGGCATTAGTTTGTCACCGAGCTAATCACAGCGATTGCGTTGTTCACATCGGCAGTCGGGAACTGCACAGTGAACGTGCCGCTGGATACGACCTTGTCCGTGCCGAAGTCCAGGACGAAGATAGACTTGTTCGCCTTCGAGGAGTTGTACACAAGAGCGCCGCGAGAGGTGAAGGATGCCGTGGTCCAACTGATGTCAGCAAAATCGAGGATCGCGTAGTTGCCGCTAAGAGTGACCGTGCAGGTCAGGGTCTTGCCGCCAGCCGTATACCCAGCGCCAGAGACTTCATTGGTGGCGCTATAGACGGTAGTCGAGTTGTCGATTGTGGCGGCATTCGTGTAGAGAGCAATCTTAATGACGTCCGTAGAGAAGTCGTGGACGCCAAGGAGAAGCTGCTCCTTGAATGAATTCGTTACATAGCTACCAGTGAACGCCATGGTTAACCAATATTCCTCTTGTTGTCAGGGTTCCTGTAGTTGTCCATCCTCTGCTCGTCCTCGGCAACATTCTTGAGTTCGATCAGGCCAAGCTGATACAGCTTCTCGTACTGCTGCTGCATCTGAGGATCGCCCTTCAAGAACGTGTACGCTTCCACAAGGCAACCGTACAGAAGAGTCTGCGGGAAGTAGGTGCTGACCCAGGTCGTGTTGTTGCTGGTGCCGACAATCGTGTCAGGGGTCTTGTAGTAGTAGAGAGTGTAGGTGTACGGAACAGCGGCTGACGGCGCTACAAGAATCGTAGTGCCAGTCTCGCTAGACGACTGGATTGCGTAGTACGCCGGAGCGCCAGTAGATCCAGCGGAGTGCTGTGTCACACCGTATGCCTCCGTGAGATACGAAGGCTCCTTAAGAAGAAGGCCAGTCTGGGTGCCTGCTACGTTGACAAAGAGGCTCAGTTGCATCACAAAGTCAGTAGGTGTAGTGATGGTCTGAGAACTCACTGTGCCAGTAACGGAGGTCCTGGAGTCAGGGGATTTGACATCCCTATTGATACGCTGCTCTGCAAGCTGGATGATCACATCCAGGTTCGCGAGGAACGTGGCTTCCTCGGACTGGACGTAATCCTTGATCTGCTCTTTGAGTTCAGCGTATGTCATCTCTGGCCTTCTCTTAGGATAGCGCCAGGGTTAGTTCATCGGCCCGGTCGGACGGATCTTCTTCGAGATGCCGTAGCCCTTGGGGACGCCGCCGCTGGCGCACTTCATCGTACCGCCCTTGGCGAACTTCTGCTTCATGCTCTGCGGGGTGGGCTTGCCCATTGCCATCTTCTTGTGCTGGGGCATTTCACCCGTAGCTCCACCCTTCTTGTACTTGGGGGTGAGCATGCTGTCCTTCGTGTTCCCTTTCATGGAACCTCCTTTGAATTTGCGGATAGCGCCGCCTTCGCTTTTCTTCGGAGGTTCACCCCCGGAAGACTTCTTCTTGCTCTTCATCATCTCGATCAGCCCAGGCAGCGCCGCGATAATCGGGGCAGCGATCTGACCACCCTTGCCACCTTGACCAGCCATAGCGCCGAGAGCAATGAACTTGCCGTACTCCTGCATGAACTTCTTGAGGCCAGACTTGGTCTTGGGGATTTCACCTGCGGCCTTCGCCATGTCAGCAGGAGCGCCCGGAGCCTTAGCGGCCTGCTTGAAGATCGAAGACATCTCCTTCAAGGAGGCAGGGCTGGAGGTGGTATCGTAATCGCGCATTACGTTTCGCGAGGGGGCAGCGGCTGTCGCGGCTACTGGCGCTCCCGGCTCAACCATGAAGTTGTATTCAGGATATCCAGAGAACGACTCTTTATCCGATGGCCGAGCGGGAGTAGCCTTAGGCCTTCCGGTGGTCGCTTTCTTTTCCGCCCGAACAGCAGGAGGGATCGGCTTTTGATCCTCAACCACCGAAGTTGCTCCTCTATCAACCGGGGAAAGCGCCCTGGCAATAGAGCTTCCGGCCAGATCAAACCCGGAAATACCAGCGCCATACCTAGAGCCAGGAGAGGCAAATGGGCGACCAGACTTATCGACCAGAGAAGCGAGACCAGGGGAGGCAAATTGGGACAGGCTCCTTAGGGGTTGGATTTTGGGTTCAGCAGCAGCAAGACCCATTCTCCTGGCCCTGGCAGCGGCTTCTCGCGGCGGGACGATGTCCTTAGCCATATCCGACCGAATGCCTTCGACGAGCCGAAAGAGAGCAGGCCCCTCTTCGTACGGAAAGTCACCGCCGACTTGCTTCCGGATAACCTTCTTTTCTTTCTTGAACTTTGGCATGCCTTCTCCCTAGCTGACCGTAATTGTAACCCGCCCTAGAGTAACGTAGATCTTGTTCGGCAGCACAGGGTTCCAGCCAAAATACTCTCGTGTCGGCGGATTCTGCTGCGAAGCAGTTCTAGGATTCTCCAGCGCAATAGCCTCGCCCCTGACGTACCTGCCGATCTGAAGCTGAGGGTTGTCTATATCGAAGCACTCTTCGCATACAAGAAGACCGTTCCATCTCTGGTTGTAGATGTACTTCTTGAGACTTGTGTACTTCACCTGCCGAGCGCAGATGTCGCACATTGCGATTGCGTGCTTACCGGAAGCGTACATTACCAGCCGTAGCCCCCGGGTACAAGCATGACAGCAGACCGCTGACGATCTTCATCTGCGGCGCGTTGGAAGTCTTCTTCGTACATCGCCTTCAGTTCAGGGA